CTTTTGAGCAACACTGTCATTGAATGCTTGTAGTCCTGCATAGCTTGGTACGCCGGCATCTTCTAACCAGTTAGGTGTGTATGTACTGCCGCCACCATAGCCAACTCTTTGTACTGTAGGTATTCCTGCGTGTTTTGTTCCAGCGTCACCTTTTAGTGTTTTAAGAAAATTGCGTTGATGTGTGGTGTTAATGCCAGCACCGTTAGGATCAGTTATTAATTCAAATGTTCTTGCAGTTTTCTTTGCCCATTCATCTGGTACTGCTAGTTGTCCGCCTACTGCTCCTGCAACAACAAGTTTCAATCCGTTAACAGTTAATGCCCTGTCAAACACTGTACCATTGTTCTCAGCAATTAATGCACCGTTGTTGTATTCTGGGTCTAACGAACTTCCTTCTCCATTAATATTAAGTCCGTCATTGTCTAAGAATATAGTTGTTTGAACACCATCACCTGTAATACTTTGACATATTGCATTTGGATTACTTACAGGATTACCTGTACCAAAGTTTGGATCATCAATTCTTACACCGTTTAAGTATATATTATATTCTACGCTATTTTCAAGTGGTTTACTTAACTGTATACTAATTGTTGAACCATCTAACTCAAATGTTTCATCTTCAAATGTAGTATCGTATGTGTCATATTCACTAGTAAACCAAGGTGCAGTATCCCACCCGCTTGGGCTACCAAAGTCAAAGCTCTTAACCTCAACTCCGCCGTAATCAACACCTTCCATTAACTGTGTGATATCTTTTGCCAATTGTCCTGTTGTAGGATTGTATGCAAGATTAATTCTATCTTGTGCTGTTAACAAACTTACTGCTTTTTTGTAAGTGACTACAATTGATGTGTTAACTGCAACTGGTTTTGCTAATATAATTCTACCATTATATCTAGTATAATTTTTGCTAGTGTCTTTTACATTTTCAAAAGTATACTCACTTCTTAAAAGTTCTATATTATCAACACTTACTGTTACATTAGTATTTTTTAAATCCATTGGCCATTTTAAATCATATATGTACTTAGAGCCTGTTCCAGTAAATGCTTCAGATTCTTCAAGATATGTGATTAAATAATTTCCGCTTATTCTATCAAACTTAATAATATTAAGCATAGATTTAGGTAAGCCGTCTCCAATGATAACACTTAATTTTGCAGGAGTTCCTGATTCAGCTAAACTACCTGAAAGTGTTAGTGTCGGTGCACTTAAATATCCTGATCCACTATTTGTAACTTCTATACTAGTAACTTTACCGTTTGCTCCTAGTTTCGCGGTTGCTGTTGCTCCTGCTCCGCCGCCGCCTGATAGTTTTACTGTTGGGGCTTGTTGATAGCCGCTGCCACCGTCTGCAATTTGTATATCAGTTACCTGGAACCCTACATTGTCTGTCCAATTTTTAAACGGATACGAATCTAATTTATCATTAATACCTATTAAATTATTATTAACAACTTTAACATTTTGCGGTTGAATATTTTTAGTATCACTATTATAAGTTGGCTGTAAATCAAAGTCAGTTACTCTACTTGAACTATTTTCAATTTTTTCATAGGCACTTAAATATTCTCTTAATTTTGTTTTAAATGGTTTTACTTCTTCCAAATAATCTTCGTAGCTAGGAAGACTGTCATTGTTAAATGTAATATCTTCTCTTAGTTCGCCAACATTATGTTTTGCTTTAACAAAACTAGTTTTAAACGCCCAATCTACATAACTTTGTTCCGAGAACACATAACGCAAACTTGCAAAAAATAGATTATTATATTCTATTTCTAATTCTTCAGTAAATAAATCATTTTTAACACTGTTTAAAATAGTCCTAATTTCAGTACTAGGAACACTATCAAAGAACTGAGAGTCAAAACTAATAATATCAAATCCTACTGCACTTTGAGTAGTGTCGTATAGTGTATTTTTAAATTCTATAGTACCATTTTGTCTACCAATTGTTTCGTAATTAACTGTATAATCAACATCGTCTTGTGTATCAATTTTTCTTAGCAGTAGCCAACCACCGGTTCCGACATTTTTAATTTTTATAATGTCACCTACTTCGTCATTAAGACCTTGTAATTCGTATGCTCCGTCAATAACAAAATTAACTTCAGTAAATTCATTATAGCCTGTAGCATACCAATCAATGTAATTCCAGAATAACGAAACATCATATGATTGGCTTGCAACTCTTTGCCAAATTCTGTTTACACTATCGCGTTCGTAAAGAGCCCATTTACCTTGTATTGTTTCGTCAGCTGATACAAGAGCTGTATATTTTCTAATTGTTATTGTGTCTACAGATGTATAATTTTTCCCGCCAGCAATAACTTCAACATTAGTAATTACGCCTAGATTATTAATTGTAAATTCAAGTTCTGCACCTGTTCCTGTACCAGAAATCTTATAAGTCGGAGCAACAAGATACCCTCTTCCAGGATTTAATACATTTACTCCAGTAATTACTCCATCTTCAACTTCTAGTAGCATTTCTGCTTGCACAGCCTTAGCAACACCAACAAACTCAAGGTCTGCGACATTGTCAACTGTAGTGTCATATACTCTAGAAATTGCAGTCGGTTCTGGTTCTCTATCTTCTAATCTAGTTAAACTCTTATTATCAACAATAAGATTTTGTTTTAGTACACCATTAACTCTTTCAATAAATTGTTTTAGGGCTTCTGCACTATTAACAAACCAACTTTGTCTCGGACTGTTAAGTATTCCGTATCTTTGTTTAGGAGATAAGTTAATAGCAGGCACTTGTTTACTCTGCTCATCATATCCTACTAAACTATCAAACCATTTTCTTTCAATATCTCTATTCGGCTTGCTTGTTGCAAGCCCTTCTGTAATAATTTGATACTGATTGTGAATATTAATATTTTGATTTTCAATAGTCCAATACTGTACACTAAACACTATATCATCATTTTCTAATAGATTGTCACAATTAAAAATTGTAAAACTATCTGGAGAAATAAATGCTGCAAATCTATAATTTTGTCCTTTAGGATCAGCAATTAAATTTGCAACATCAAATGACGACATTGTTCTAAATTCAACATTAGGTGTAGTTCTTTTATTTTTTACCCAGAAATAATATTTTGTCTGTATAGACTGACTTACATTATCGTATACTTGTCTAGTAGAATAAATTGTGTCATCGTATAAACTCTTGCCGTCAATTCCCTGACTAATACCTGTTTTTGTGTCTGTTTGCTGGTTCCATACACTAGGTAATATATCCGATTCAACCCATTCGTATACATCAATAGTGTTAGTATCAAATAACTGATTCCAGTTATTTGCAGAAAATATAACATTGCTTTGGTAAGGATTAATGTATTTTGCATTAGTTAAGTTCCACCATAGCTGTCCGACTTGTTCCGGTCCCCAGCTCGCTGTTGGTACAACAGATACCGCATCAGTTCCAGTAGTATAATAAGCAGGATCATAATATGTTTTATAAGAAAGGTTTTGTTCAGCTGGTCCTGCAACTTTTCCTTGTATAGGATCGATGTAATCTAAGTATGTGACTAATTTATTAGTTTTTCTATTATAAAGAATTACTCTTTTAATTTTTTCAACATCTACAGTATCTTTAGGTTCTCTAAGATTTTCATATATCTTCTGATTGTCTGGAATTCTAAAGTCAACTACAGTACCAGTATAAACAGCATTACTGCTAACTGTTGGCAATCCAACATATACATGGTTTCTTTTTAGTTTAATATTTCTACCAAAGTAGTATATAGGTGTATTTTCATTTTGATAAGATAATTGTTGTGCATATAATAAAGAATTGTTTATTCTTTCGTAAATGTACACAGCGCCTTGATCTTCAAATGACTCTTTAAAGTTAGTAAACTTATTATCAAAAATAGTAGGTGTTTCATTTTTCTGGCTTGCTGAATCTAAAACATATCCTTCTTTAGGTGTAGAATATACATCAAATGTTGTTGATACAGAATTGTCACCATTTTTAGCATTAACAATTAATCTATTTCCATCAAAGTCAATTTTATTTCCAAAAAATTCACTAGCAGTATTTTTTGGGCTTGCTAATGTTTGAGAATAAACAAACTGTCCGTTTTGTTGTGTATAGATATAAACTTTACCTTGATTATTTTTAACACTGTCGTCTGACGGTGCTGCTATTGCAAGCATAAGTCCATCATTACTAATAGCTATACTATCACCAAATGCTTCTGTGCCACTAGGAGCAGAAATCTGCTGTGATCTTAAATACTGTCCTTGTAATATTCTATATATTACTACTAAATTAGGCTTATCATTTCCATATTTTGCTGTTACAATAAGTACTTCGCCGTTAGGAGTTACATCATAATTTGTTGCAAAATCGTACATCGAACCTTGATCTAATACTGTACTATCACCCGCTACTATATTAGTAGAATCAAACACATCTCCTACAGTATAACTACTGTCGGTTAGCACAACTAATCCTGTATCATTAGGAACATATCCTACATAATCTACTAAATCATCTGTACTATCCCATTCTAGTGTATCAAACGGTCCGGGATTAATATTAGTAGCTGCATTATAAAGTTTGTTTCCTAGATATACAATATCTCCTGTAAAATAATTAAAGGATTCGTTGAATTCACCTTTGAAGTTTTTATTTTTTGAATATTCCCAATTATAAAAATTATTATTTTCTGTTCCGTATTTTATAAAATAGATTTTTCCGGGATCATTTACAGTTAATCCGGCAGGAGCACTAACATATCCTCGGTACACATCTTGTGCATTTTTAGCAAGCTCAACTTTTGTTCCTAATCTATTATTATTTTTTCTTTCAGGTCCTACAAAACTTCCTACACCAATGTAGTTTCCGGCATTGTTCCTTTGATATACATAATAGATACCTTCGTTAATATATGCACTTGCACTACCTCCTGTGCTTGTCGGAACTTTATATACTTCTGTCCAATCTAAATTTATACTACTAGGAGTATTTGCTTGTCTAGGAATACCTAATACTGCACTTTCTTTATAAATCCAATATTCAAAATTAGGATTTGATTCTAAGTATAAAAAGTTTCCTGATAATAAATCTGTTACAGGAGTTGCACCTAATTGGGCATTTGTTCTAAAATCTCCGGCAACTAATGGTATAGGATTAATTGTATCTACTACAAAAAGTTTACCTATTCCGGCAGCAGTATATCCTAAACTTACACGCTGTATCTGTCCCATTACACGAGGTACTGTATAAATGCCTACTCTACCATATACATCAGGGTCAGGTCCTGGACCGTATGGTAAAAATTCTATTTCAGCATTATCACCAAACTGATTACCTTTGCTCCAATCACCTGAAACATTTTTAACAAATATTACAACATCATTTAAACTTCTTTGGTAGTATGCAACTTCAGCAGTTGCAAGTGTGGATACATCTCTTACAGTTTGTCCAACAATAGGTTCAAATGGTTCTCCGTTAAGTGATTTGGTATTTCTATATGCAATATACCCGTCCCAGATATCATCGATAGTGTGTGTAGTATTTGTTAAACCAAAAGTTAAACCTATGTTGGCAGGATCATCTACAAAGTCTACCACTGGCGTTTGTGTTAATCGTATTCCTAAATTACCCGTTACACTAAAAGAAACAATATTTGCTGTATCAAAACTTCCTGTAACAGAATTAACTTTTGCAGTAGTACTAGCTGTTGTTGCTTCAAGAACTCTAGCTGTTGCTCCTGTAACCTGCTGAGTAATTATTTCTCCTACTCCTAAAGATACAGGATCTGAAAATTCTACTGTTGTAACAGTATCTATAAGGTTATTAATGTATAGATCAAATTCATCACCAGTAGTACTAGAATTACTTAAGGCACTGGGAACTCTAACAACAAACTTCGAACTTAAAATAGGATCTGAGTTTCCTAAAGGTCCTGGTGATCCTTGGAAACTCAAACTTTGTATGTAACTATTAATTACCGATTCACTATTCTGTGCAGAGGTAGCATAATCTAAACTTTGATAATAATAATTTCCACTAACTGTACTGTCAGTTATAATATCTTTATAAACAAGAGATAGTCCTCTATCACTATTTGTATTACCTACTTGATACGGTTGACTAGATTGAACAAACCAATAACCGCCATAATAGTCACTTGTATCAATCTCCTCTGATGGTCCTACTCTTTCGTATTCACCAACAAAATCGTTTCCGTTAATAAACAAACTGTTTTCTCTTGGAAATTCACCGTTAACATTATTAACATAAATTGTTAATTGAGCTTCTTCATTGTGTGTGTACGCAACAGTTCCGGTAGCACCCTGAGTAGTTACTGTGTCCCCAATTAATGGTATGTTATTAGAAGCATCAACAAATAATATTGCATCTATTTTATAAAAAACTGTATGATCTGATTCTAAGTAAGACTTAGACAAATACGGTACAGATCCATCAAATGGTTCTCTAGCTGATAAAGTTATCTGATCTTGATTAGCATTTGATAAACTATTCCATCTTAAAAATAATTGATCACCAGGGCCTGTACCTGAATACATGTCTTTTGGTGCTCTGATTAAAAAATGGTCGGTTGTAATATTTGTAAATGGATAATCACCGGTTAACAATATTGGAATAGATTCTGCATCTTGTGTATCATTGTTTAATGCAAAATTAATTTGTGCAACACTATCAAAGCTAGTAAATTCAATATTATCAACTGCTCCTAATATATCTGTATCTGCTTGCCATAAACTGTTATTAAGAGAAACTATATCACCTGCGCTATAATTTGTATCAGCTTCAAATGCATCTTTAAAATCAGTTTTAACATAAGATGCTTCTGGTGCGCCGACTAACAAGTATTTTGCATCGTCGCTCATTGCAACACTGTAACCAAACTTTTGTCCAGGGCCTGCAATATTTAAACCAGGCTCTAAAACTTGTTGCAACCTATAATTTAGAGCATTGCTTGCTCTATTATAGATATAAACCTTGCCGTCCTCAATAGTTGGGGCGCCGACAGCTAAACTTACATTTCTTGAATCAACTGCTATAGCAGAGCCATATTCGTGCCCTGTTCCAGATTCTAAGTTAGAAATTTCTTGGTTAACAGAAAACTTGTTTTTATTTTGAATAACTAACCACTTGCCATTGCCACTATCATCAATCCATATTTTTTCATCTGAATTAATTTCTTGTTCTGCAAGTATGTTTGCACTATTAATATCTGGAACTCTAACAGGAATGAATTTTGTTATACGGCCTATGCATTCTTCGACTGTTTCAATACTCTGCGAAGTTTCAAAAGTAATTTTGTTAAGTGAAACACTCTTTACTTTAAAAAATCCCTCTATCGGTACTGCTGTTTGTGTAACTTGTTCTGTGCTATCATAATTATTTGGGGCATATGTGTTTATAATTATATCAAATATACCTAATATCTCGCCAGTGTCTATATCTAGAGGTGTTGCATTTACTGTTATAGTAAATTCGCCCGATCCGGATTCTACTGATTCTATCTTATAATCAGTAACAACATGTTGGTAAACATTCCAACTATTATCAACATTGCCTACCCATACATATGCTTGATTATCTATATCATTGAAATTGATATCAACTATATTATCATATGTACCAACAGTTGCATTAACATCTTCAGAATTTACATATCCACTATCTTTAGTATATCCCTTGTTTATGTATTTGGCAGGAAACGGTGAATGATCATAGTTATTACTCTTTAAATATGTTTCATGATCTTTAATTCTATAAATTAGATCAGTTTCTAAACCGGTTGCTGAATCTGTTAGTAGTACTGGTTGCGGATCTGATCTAAATTGTTTTTCATCTAGTAAATATTCAACCTCTTCAAAACCTTCAGAAGCACCGTACTGACCGTCTTTGATTGCCCATTCTTCATAAAAGTTTAAACTATCTTGATCAGCACTAGCAAGAGCATCAAATAATTTAGTAAGAGAATTCTTTGAACCCTTATCTAATATAAATCCTTGATAAAATTTATATTGGCTAACATCGTCATTAATAATATTTTCTAAATATTGACGCTTTTGATATCCAATTAAGTGTTGGGCTAGGCGTTGTTGTTCTGTATCAAAATTATCACTATCTAAATCATAAAAATCCGAAAACTGATTAATTTTATAATCAAAGTTTGTTAACAATCCAGGTGTTGGTTCTTCATTAAGTCTATTCCAGTCATCTGCATTAAACAATTCAACGCCTGGGATCTTTTTATCAGCACTATAATAAAATTCTTTGTATTTTACTAGATCACCAATTGTGTAATCTTTCCAGGCTTGCCACTCTGTAGGCTTAGCATTATCGTATATAAATCCGGGAATATTTAAACTGCCATTCCAGTTGTCTGTTCTATAACCTAAAACTCTAATTCTTTCTTGTCTATATCCCGGTGCAGGATCATATATAACATCTCCAAACACTGTTGAATTGTCAAGAATTAAAACATGTTCTTTTTGTACAAGAGGTAGTCTAACAGCAAATATACCATCAGCAGTATTAACTACTTTAAGTGTACAAGTATTATCAACACCCTTTTCTACACGAACAAATTCGTCATTTAATTTTTTACCATCTGCTTTTAATAAACTGTAACCATAAAATGTATCAAAAATGTTATCAACTACAGAATATTCACTTTGTAATGTTAGTTTATTAGCACCTGGCGATAGTGTTAGTACAGCGCCAGCTCCCCAATTTTGTGTTGTCCAGAATAAAAATTGTTTACAGGCTGCGTTCCAATCAGAAACTACATTTGAATCTTGTATTCTATCTTCAAATACAAATCCTATTTCTGTAAGATATTTTCCGTATCCTACTAAAAAATTAACAACATCTTGTAAAGTTGCTAATTTATCGCCGTAGTAAAGTCTAGATATAGTGTTTTCATAGACTTTTGCAATAGATGCTCTTGCACCACCAACAAGTGGTAACTGAGGTAATACAGAAAACTTGTTAGTATCTAATGTTGGTCCAGAGACATGTGTTTCTGTTGCTCTATAATAAGTATTTTCGGCTCTCACAATCTGGCCAATTGCATATGTTTTTTCTGAATCAAAGTCAACAAATGATTCTGAAATGCCGCCAACATTTACTATAGGGTCATTTGTTTGAATAATTGGTTTATAATATTTAAAGCTAGGTACAAAATTGTCATATCCTCTAATAATATATCCATCAGGTTGCTTTTCAATAATAACACCACTGTAGGACACTGTATCAATAGGACTACTTGTATTTAAAAATAGTTTGTAATTTTCATTTGGTACAAAAACATTGCCTTCATTTGTTGGTGTTCTTGAATCTAATATAAGTCTAAATTTTTGTTGGTCTGAGTAACCTGCAATTTTAGTTCCTATTTGATTAGTAATCGAAGTTAAATTATTTTTATAATCTGTATAAGAACTAGTAGTACTACTCGTAAGATAATTTGCAATATAATTTACAAGACCGCTTGTAAACACTTGCGCAGTATCTTCAATTGTATTAGGAAATACAATATTTTTTAATACAATTGGAACTTCACTTGTTCCATAAACTATCTGATCAGCTAAGTTTCTAGTCTGCCTAGCTCTATCAAAACCCGCTGCAAATATTTTATTAGGTTGATTTAATACCCAACTAGTAATTAAGCTAAATGGATATTCACTGCTTCTTCTCCAGGCACTTTCAACCGGGCCGCCGTCACCGAACACCCAATTATTTTGTATTCCACTAACATTAAAATTATTTGCTAATCCGCTTGCGTTAGGACTAAGCAATGTACCTTCGTCACTCACAGGTAAGTTTTGTAGAAGTCCTGGACGAGCATATTTGCTTTTTACAACTATTGCTTTATTAGGCTCTCTTATGATACCTTGTTCAAGGTCTTGCCAAAGCATTTTATTGTTTCTTGTATACGGTGCCGGACCGTATTGTGTTTCCCACCAAGTTGGCTTTACACTGATCCCTAACATCTCCCATGGATTTGTATGCGGACGATCTGTGTCAAATGCTTGCATGTATGCTTGACGCCAAAATCCTGGTAAGTTTCCTCCTGTAGAATAACTTGTTCTTGAATAGTTAAAACTAAAATCATTATTTCTATCAAAAGTTTCGTTTGTTACATAATCACCATCTACTAACTGATTCCATTGAATAAAATCAGCTGTCATTGATGCATCAATTTGTTGCTTTGTAAAGCCTGTATCTCTGTGTTGGCCTCCAACAAAATCGTGTATATCTAATAGAGAACTGTCATATGTTATTTTAATATTGTTATAAATTCGTTTTTCTAATTCTAATAATAGATTATCTCTAAAATCATTAAATCCTACAAACTTACTTCCGTCGTGTCCTTCAATTACTGTTGTAGGAGTAGATATTGTATTGTCTGTATAAATTTTTGGAGCATATGCAGGATATAACCCTAGCTTAGTAGGCGTAGGTGGTACATAACTACCATTAGTACTGTCGTACTCATAAATGTCAATTACATCGCCTGGTTGTTTATCAGCTGTAACTACTGCAAACCCTTCAGAATTAAATGTATAGTCTGTTCCATGTATAAGTTGTGTTCCGTTTAGATAAACTTGTACTGCTTTTCTACTTAGATTAGATAGTGTAAATATTTCACTGAGTGCAAAAAATTGCTCATCACTATCTATTATTTCATGTGCAGTTTGAGTAACACCGCCTTGAGGAACCATATCACTAAAATAAAACGGCATTGATGTAGTTTTATCTTTATTAAGTTCTTTTAAAATATTATCTACATGTTGTTTTACTGGTCCTTCGAATCCAAGTGTATTTGCAACTTCTAAAAACTGTCTTTTAAATTTACCATATTCTCTTCTTGCAGATCTAAGAGCTTTAATAATATTAGACTGATTGTCAATTAAATGATATAAAGAAAGATTTACAGGAGCACTATGCTTTAAAAACTTTTTACCATTTTTACTTAAATTGCCTATGTCTCTTAAGTTACTTGTTCCTGGAAACACTCCGGAGAAATTATTAATCTCTTCTACGATAGTATTGACATGATCGTTAACTTCGCCTAATGTAAATTCAGCTAAATTTTGATTGAGTGGATTTTTTTCAAGGTTACTTGCAATTTCATAATAACCATTATCATTTTTTGCATACTTACTTCTTGTTTTAATAACAATAACATCATCAATGTTTAAATCATTATTAAAAGTAATAAAAGATTCTCCATTAGCATTTTGAGATATTGTAAAATCAATATCCTTAAATTGTAAATCATTGTTTACATACACTCTTAACCAAAGATTGTTTATAAAATCTATATTATCATAAACATCAATATAAAAGTTATTTGTAGTATTATCAAAAATATATTGTCTTATTACCGGTTGGCTACTATTTTTATTACCCTTAATCCAACCGTTTTCATATACAAATGATGTTCTGTCGCTATATTTTTTGAGAAACCCTACATCAGTATTTTTTGAATATAATGTAGTTCCTATTTGATAGGTAAAATTATTCTGAAGTAGGTCAAAGTTAAATGTTATGTCACCGACATTTTCAATACTTCTATAACTTAAAGGAAACCCTAATTCAGTATCGTTTGACCCGGTTCCTTGTTTATAAGAAAATATTTTGTTTCCTGAAAATGTTGTAGAATTATAAGAATTAGTATCTCCAAAAGCATTACCTGAACTATCAAACATGTCAAATAAAGGTTGTTGGTTAATGCTTGTTTTTTGTTGTCCTGTATTCCAAGATGTTCCGTTGTAATAAAAGAAGGTACCACCATATGTATTACCAAATTTTACAAAAACATTTTCATTGTCTAAAGGAGTAGTATCTGTTTCTTCAACCAAAGATATCTGTACATTATTTTTAAATGTAATAAAACTAACTTTATAAATTTTTCCTTTAACTAAGTCATCAGTATCTGCTGTGAACAAAACTCGCATTCCGTTAGTTAAATTTACACCGTCGACATTGTAACCTGCACTGCCTTCAATAGTAGAAAATATATCCGTTGTAAATGTATCTACTAAATCTACATCTACTTTTGCCTTGGTTCCAAAATTGTAAAGTTTAATACCAGGTTCAAATTCTATAATAGGTCTTTTTGCACGAGATGATTGGTCTAATGTGCTTGAATTTTTACTCAGTGTATTTGATAATTCAACTACTGATCTATGGAACCAACGATTATATCTACTCCAAAGATTCCCGTCAGTTGCCGCTCTATTAATTACAATATAGTCTTTGTTAGTTGGAAATCCTAATGCTTCACTGTAGGGATAAAAATCAAATTCGTTGTTATCAAACGGCACAACAATGTCATCAGTAAAGGATCCACTTACTGTTAAATCTTCTTGTTGAATTAATTTAATTTTATCACCAACACCTTCAACATACCATTGTCCGCTTGCATATTTTGCAGGAGTAACTTCTCCAGCAAATTCTACTTTCATGCCATTTGAAAAATCCCAACCTGCACTTGTAGTATATGATTTTTTACCTAATATTTCTGCTTCAACATCGATTGCTGTATTTTCTTCAATGTCATATATTCTCATATATCCAGAAACATTAGGATCATTTTTTGAAATATAATATAAATTATCCGGTGCTGTGTCAGGAATAGTAAATTCTATAATTCCGTTTTCAATATAGACTGTAGAAATTGTATTTCCATCTTCATCTGTTTTAGAAACACCTGTGTCGTAGATTAGAGAAGTATTAGTTGCATCTCCAAACTGTAAACTTGCTACTGCTTCTTCTTGGCTTACTGGATCTACAATAAATCCTCCAGCATCGTATGCAGTGCCTTCTTGATCGTATAATACAACATCAAACACACCCGAGCTTCGAACACCGTCTGTAGTTTCAACAATTACTGCTTCGCCTGGTGTAAAACTCTTCTTTGTTGCAAATGCCATTGGATGATTAGGAGTATTAATCTCAAATCTATATGTTTGACCTCTATACAATTTAATTGTAGGATTATTAGTTAATCCATCAGGTGAAAATACATATGTTACATTATCTACATTTTCTCCTAGTTCAACAGTGTATGTACTAATAATATCTTTGGTTTGTCCGAGTACTGTAATTAAATCAGGGCCATTTGGCAACCAATAATACTCGCGGAAGTTTGTAAACTTGTCCCAGTTAACATGTGGATTCCAAGCATAATACTCTTGGCTGTTTAGTAAACTATGATTATCAACATTACCACCTAGGTTGGAAATTGTGTTAATATAATCATTATAATCTTTATAGAAATCAATATTTCCTAAATTATCTTTAATTATAGCTGCTGGTTCAAATTGATAGTCTTCTCTTGACTGTGTTACTCCGCCAACATAATTATCACTAGGAGTAAATGCTTTTGTAACTTTTCTTCCTATGTATCCGTTTAATTTTTCAGCAACGCCTGGCTGTATTAATTGATCTAGTGTGCTTGATAAAAACTTAGAGTTATGTGCAGTACGAAAATATCTAGGCAGATGATTTTCGCTTTTTCTTCTAATGCTGTTGTTACCGCCTGGAAGTGCTGGTTCCATTTGATCGTTATCGTATGCCATTAATAGCTACTGCCTCCATTAGTTGAGCTTGAATTTGTATTTGAACTTGTAATACCTGTATTATTAGTTGTTGCACTCGACACAACATTACCTGTTGCTCCAAGTTTAGAAGCGGTAACCGCATCAATAATTTCTAAATTATCAACCGTTGCTCCGCTAATGAATATTTCGTCCATTTCTGATTTTATTTCAAACAAGCTGCCAAAAACTTGACTTTCTTGTTCAGGCACAATTACAAAAGTTACAATATCCGGTGCGGTTTGGTTAGTAACATAAGTTGCTAATTCTGTAAAATAAAAGGTTTCGCCAAAGTCCCAATTTTCTAATGCAAAGAATTGATTGATTGCATTAATCACTCTTGATTTAATATCGTTGTCGTTAAGCACTTGATCTGGATTTTTTACAATTTTAAATTTAGCTTGTAAGTCTAAATCTGCTTTTGACCCGAACAGTACTTTGTATTTTACAGGGTGAAAAATAATTACATCACTTAGTGATTTTATTTTTTCTATTTCTGCTCCGTAACTTAAAAATAAACTATCGCTAGATGGTGCAAGTGGTTCTGTAGCAAGTGTGCCATTAAGAAACTGTCTATAACTATTATCATAAGATCTAGTTAATATATAAGTGTCAATAATATTGCTTGCGCTAGGATCAATTCTTGTATTGTCATCAGCAGCATGAATATACTGGAACTTTAGTTTATCTCTACCAATATTTGCGCGGTAGTCTGTTGTTAATGAAAGACTACCTGTTGTACTGTCATACACATAAAATACATCTGTATCTATATAATAAAACACTTGTCCATTAGTATATTGACTTAATGCTCCTACACCATCACTATTTTGCAATACTCTTATATCTTCTACAGCATTATCAATATAATTATAATCTTCAACACCGTCTGTTGTAATTAACTTTTTCTGGAAAATATATTTTGTTAAAGGATTGGTGTCTTCGTCAACTATAACATCAAAAATTTCAGGATCATCAACGACCCCATCATCATCATCGTCAAAAAATGTTACTTCAACTTTTTTACTGTTTACATAACCTTCAGCATCTCTATATTCTTTTGTAATTTCCCAATCAAGATCAACTGTAAAACTATTTACACTATCAGGTTTGTTATTATTATTTAAAACTGTAATTTTGTCTTTAACAATTTTTCCTGTAAGACTGTTGTAAATTTTATCACTGCTATCAAAGTAAAAGCGTATTTCTTGATCACTTTCAAAAACATATCTACTACCACGAGAATCAATAGTATAAGTTTCACCATCATTAGTAAACAACAACAACCAACTAGCATCAAGTTGTTGATTAGTGTTATCGCCAGTTTTACCTGTATTAAATTCACCAGTTGCATTTAAGTTATTTTCAGTAATAACTCTCCATTGACCTAGGTTAACATCAAATCTTAATCCAAATGTTTTGTATGCAAAGATTTGGTCAATAACTTGAGTTTTAACATCTTGTTCTAAACTCTGTGCTATAAAAGGTTTAATTTCTACTAGTTGTGATCCGGTTGGAATAATATCATTGAAATAAACAGGACCATTGCCACTATCTTCAATTACAGTTCCGTTTCCAGATACACTAATAACCTTTACCCATTTGTATGATCTAGAATTTAAATGATCTGCTTCGCCTGCCATCAATGTGCCGTCGGGCATAAAATGAAATCCTGTAGGAGCAACAAATTTTAAACTAGTACCTGGTCTAATTAATTTTAAAACACTAGTTGTAAATGTTCCTAAAAGCTGACGTATTTCATTAACATTAATAAAGTAGCCTGTGCTTAAATTTGTATCGCTTGTAGATTGTACCCAAGTTATATTTAGGTCAACTGTATCTGTTTTAGGAAATTTGACAAAGTAATAGTTTCTAATTTGTTTACTAGACAGTATCGGTTCGATAGTGTTTAGTATTTGTCCTTCAACATCTGTCTGAGTTATAAAATTAAATGTTTCTTTATTGTTTGTAAACTCTTTATAAATTATGCCGTCAGTTCCAAACAAGTTAGTTTTACTGTATTTTCCGGTTGCGTCTAATAAATCAAAATATCTACTGATACCACTAGCTGTTCTGTTTACGCTTTTGGTCTTGATAATTTCTTGACTTATACCTAGTGGTCCAATTTGATAATCTTCTGCTGTAACTAGTCTGTTCTGTGTATAATAAGTTGCAGGTGCTCTTTGTCTAATATTAGCATTTGTTTCAGAAACACTTGCATTGTCAACAGTATATTGTAAACTAAATGTTAATGATATAGTTTCTATTTTTCCTGTTTGTGAAATATAATCAATATCAATGCTAATTCCTCGCATATCTTTTGGATCTACTACAAGTCTTTGATTTTTACTTGATCTATAATAAACACGGAAGTTACCTTGCGGTAAGTTGCCAAAGACACCATCAGAGAAAATTAAACTAACTCTGTCGTCTATCCTTGTTAACACACTAAAGATGTTTCTTATGTTTTTGTTCAAACTATTATAAATTACATTGTTGCCTTCAACTGCTTCTACTTTTGTCCATTGTTCAATTTCACTTCCAAAACTATCTAATTTGTAAAGCCACAAATCAGTATTGTTAACATTTGTTGCATCTACTGCAACAACTTGGTTAGTACTAGGACTAGATACATTGAATGTTCCTTGATCTAATGTGCCTTGTCTAAAGTGACAAAAGAATCCCGAGTTAGAACTTGCAGGTCCTCTACTGTCATCTCTATATAAAAATGCAAAGTTATTTCCTGGAAATGGAGATTCTTCTAAAATGTTACCATTGTCAATATCAGTTGAAACTATCTCAAATCTTGTTGTGCTTCCGTCGATAGGTTTTGAAAAACTAAAAGCAGGTACATCTGAATTGTTAGAGTTAAATCTATACTGTTCTGTATTGATTCCGTTTACTATGTCCTTTTTAACAGGACGACCAAATGTTCCATTAACAGGTAGTGCTCTATTCATTACTTTAATAAACTGTTCATACCAATCAGGATTAGAAGGATCATTCCATAGAATAGTTTGGTTTTCTAGATTTATATTATTGCTATCAAATAATGTTTCAGATGTGCTTACACTTTCAATTTTTAATAATCCGTTTGCTGCTTGGTTACGCTTAGGATTATAGGAAAGTAATCTAGCAAGGCGGAGAACACTTTCTCTACGCTCTGCAAGTTCTAGATAGTTTTCTCTGGCATTTAAGTCTACTCTAAATGCAAGGTTTTGTCCTAAAAATGCAATTAGATCAATCAATGCAAGATATTCACTTGATTCGATATAATCGTTAAAATCTTCCGGATAATTTTCTCTTAGATAAGAGATCATTGTTCGACGTAAATTGTCGAAATCATAGCTCTGGAAATCTGCATTTTTATAGCTTTGGTAAATGCGTTTCCAATCTTCTGCTACTAATAGTCTATTTTGTCTATCTGTTGATGACATGGCTTTTCCTTCTATACAATATTTAGCTTATTGAGATATGTGCGTAGTTAATTATGTATTTAAGAAACCATTATTTTGATCAAATGTTAGCTTCATTTGTTCAGAGATATTGTACGGAAGATAGGTTAAACTTATTTCAATTTGTAAACCACTTTCGTACTGATCAACGATTATATTATTAACCTTTACACGAGGATCATAATTGACAATATTAGATACATTTTCAATAATTGCATTTTTCATATCACCAGTAAATGGTTCAAAAAGAGCATCCCATATAATCGTTCCAAATTCAGGATCACTTAGTTTTTCACCTTGTCTAATATGGAAGTGATTTAGTATGTCTTGTTTTATAAGTGCAAGATCATAAAGAACTTTACTAGAATTTCCGTCATTAACTGTGCTTATACCTCTATAAGTTCTTGACCCGGGTATAGACTCATTTTTACGCTTCTTTGACGGAACATTAATTTGTTTGTAAAGTTGTTTTTCTAAATTACTCATATCGTATTTACCTTACTGTCCTTTCCTGAAAGTATCAGCTACTGCAACATATTCTGCTTTAAAATTGTTGCCTGTATCATCTGTAATATTTCCTGCTTCTGGATCAGCGTCAGTTTTGTCTGGTCCAAATTCTTTAGGATTCAAGTTTTCATGACTAGCCCAAGGTTCGTGTTGAGGTGTTCTCATAGGACTATATGCTGGAGTTGCTGTAGGACCATTCATGTTAATACCGTCAGGCGCTGTCTCTGTATGAGTTTTAGCATTTATATGAGTTCCTTCTCCTGCTGTTATTCTACCATCTTTACCTGCTGTTAAACAGATGTTTCGGCCTGCACTCATAATAATGTCCCTATCTGCTACAATATTCAAATCATTTTTTGTATGCACACTTACACTGTCGTTAGCAAATATATCAATTTTTCCTGCGGCAGTCATTTCTATCCAGGTAGACCCTTTTGCATTTCCTATGTAGATTAAATCTTCTGTATTATGCATGAGGATCTGGTGACCGGTTCTAGTACGCCATCTTGTTAATTCGTTATGTGGTAAAGTAACATCTCCGGCTTCATTTTTTTCTACACTTGCGTATTCAGGAGGTCCAGCAGTTTCGCCACTAGCTGGTGTTTTTCTAAGTAGGAATGGATCACCATCGTCCATTACAAATGTAGTTCCGCCCAATCTGTTAAATGGCACTTGACTTCGACCAAACTCTTCACCGTAGCCGGTTGTAGGTGCACCTGCTCTTCTGTCAGAAGGTCCAGGAGTGCTTATACCAAATACCATGCTCGGAACTTCTCGTCTTGCACTTGAAGTTGTTGTTCCTCTTGTGGTGTCTCCTATTAATCCTTGTGTTTCTAAAGAAGAACAATTATCACTATCACAAGGTTTGATATATTTGGTAGGATCTCTTCCTACCGCTGTTTCTATTGTTTTATTATATTCACCTACAGGCTTTGGACTAGTATTATCCTCACTATTGTATGTTGTAGAAGCTCGACCTGGCACCATAAAGTTCATGTATTTGTCTTGCACACAACCAATCCAATAACCAAATCCAAAACTTTCTTCCATACACATTACAACCACAGTTGTGCCTACGTCGGGTGGAATTGCCCACATTCCATAACTTTGTTGTGAGTAAGCAAACCCCGGATTAGGTTTTGCTCCTTCTCTAGGTGTTACTCCGTAAAAAGGACTTACATAGTAGCAAGGTAAAAAATATCCACTTCCGCCTTCAGGATTACCTGACTCAGAAATTTTTAATATTTCAACTTCTATTGATCCCATGTATTCGCTATCTAGATGATTAGCAATTTTACCTAGATAAGGTCCGGATGTTTTCATCCAATCTGGACGTCTTTGTCTTGTTAGTGTATTTCTTCCTGCCATTTATATTCTGCCTTATGTACTACCGTTTTGTTGAGAATTTTCAGATTCAGTGTTTTCAGTTTTTTCTACCATTGCTTGAGTATTTTCAGTTGTTGTTTCTGATTTAGTATCAGCGCCGGATTGATTTCTTCGTCTAATAAGTTTTAGCGTTTGTGTAAACTGTCCTTCACTAAATTTAGATCCTACAAATATAACTTGATATACTCCGCTAAATGCTCCTACAGGCTTGCCGCCCATTGTAGGGAACATCATAGTTCCGTCTTGGTTATAATCAACAGGCGTTCTAAAGTTTACCAAAATATCGACTTCAGAAGTTTGATAATCCATTGTGCCATCTTCAGTTAAGTTTATATAGGGTGTTTCTTCTGCATTGTAATTGCCCATGCCACTGTCTGTAATATAATACGGATCTCCCCATATTTCCATATTAGCTGTAACTAAATCAACGGTGCTATTTACTAGTGCATCGTTAAAATCTCTTGCAATACTTGATTTGTTTCTTTCTAAAAAACCTGCTGTAGCTGATGATTCGTTCTTATTTGACTCTTTAGATGTTGAGTTACCAGAACTAGAGAAGTTATCAGTATCGCCTGTGTTGGGTTTATACGCAGGATGACCTGGTGATAATCCAGGACTTTCTTTTTTCTCTTCTTTTGTTCCTGCTTTATTTTCTCCACCGTATGCCATAATCGCTGTAAAAAAGGCTTTATCAAATTCAATATTAAAATTAAGAACATCATCGTTTTTTCCGGTGTAGATATAATCGTATTCTTTACAACATTCTTTTTTAAGTTCTTCTATTCCCGGACTTGCTTTAGTTGGAGGACTGTATCTACTAACATGTGCCTTATAAGGTATAACTCTGTAAACATAAAGTTTAGGAAATTCTCCTGAAAGATCCATTTGTTCGTAGTTAGTAATATTATAAACATCGACTTCTATTTTAAACCAAGGAATCATGCCTTTTTTATCAGGCACTTCGTCTACTATTTTTCTTCCGTAGTCGCTTAGAATAATAACTTCTTCAATAATATCTTGTATTTTTGTACCAGACTTAAAAGTTAAATCTCTTCCTTTATTACTAATAGTAATATTACCTCTTTTAAAAATTCCTGTACTAACTGATCTGTTAACATTTGGGGGACCTCCTGTTTGAGTAGTTTCTTCTACAAACTTAGGTCTACCAAAGGGCTGTTTGCCTCCATCTAGATATGATTCAACTAATTCTGAATTTCCTATATCATTTATGTTTTCCGGATTTTCTGCATTTTCTCGAACTGCTTCGCCAATGCCTGATCGTTTAACAACTATACCTAATAGTTTACTTAATTCTGCATCAAAATCAGCAGGAACATTTGTATCGTTATTTCCTGTTATACTCTGATATAACTGTAATTTTTCTTCAGGAGAAATACTCCGTTCGCCGCCTTCGCCGGAATTTAGTTCAGGATTAGTTGTTGCTTTACTTACTTCTGTATCTTCTCCTAACAGTTTTTCTTTTGCAGACGATCTTTCTTTAGGAAACAAAATAACATATTCGTCAACTGCAACAACCTGTTTCTCTTTGAGTTTTTTCTGTTCATATTCGTTAAAAGAACTCATTAAACTTTTTGCACCACTTTGCAAAAGTTCTTGAACTGTTCTACCAGTAATAGTAATATCGCTTTTTGAAGTTTGTACTTGGTCTGTTAACCCTTGTTCGTGCCACGGAAGAGCTTTAACATTATATTGACTTCCGCTTTCTGTTACTTCAAAATCAATGTTAACAATCTTGATAGGGAAAAATCTTCTCAGATTAGGTTTGGAAATATAATTTCCGTTATTGTCCCAACCTTTAAATTCTAAAGTAATAATATACGGTGCTTCTAGATAATTTTTGTGTTCTGCTTGCACTGCTGCTACTTGTAATGTTTGTAAAAATAACCCCATACTATAAGGCTCAGTAACTGTAAAGTCTAAACTAAATGCATTTGTTTGTTTTGTTTTACTGTTATTACCAATAATAGCGTTTGTTTCAAAATTATCCATAAAGTATTCAATCTGTCCACCTTGTTCATAAAGTGTAGTTGCTTTCTTAGGAAGGCCGCCTCCTGATCTAAGAATCATTACTTCTGGATCTTTAATTCTATAAGTCTTATCCGGAAAATTTATTTCATAATTATTTAAAACACCTAATCCTAAAACATAATTGTAACTTGCATAATCTCTTAATTCATTTGGTAGAGGAAGTTTTGATGAATTTGTTACACCTAACAGTCTTGCAAATTTTTCAAGTTCGGCATTTTGATATTGTAATTCTGTTCTATAGTCTAACGGGATTTTTAAAACAGGATCAATTGCAGCAGATAATTTTTCTGTAACAGCACCATCTACAGAATCTGCAATCGCATTAACATCTATGTTAGTTGATGTTTTTAAAGCTGCGGCAATTTGGTCTGCTTTCTTTTCAGTAAAGTCAGCAACTGACTTTCCTGCTTTGGCAGCTTGATTAATTAAATTCTGTGGATTAAAACTCATTTAAATTCCTAGTAATCTTTTAAGATTTCCGCCTTTAGGCAGATAAATTTCTGTTCCTGCTTCAAAATCATATACAGGGTCTTTGAGTGTGTTAATATTTCTCTGTGCAAACACCCACCATAAATTTTGATCTCCGTATAAATCGTATGCTAATAAATCAGGACGATGTGTGTACTGAACTTGGATCACATAAGGAATATCGTCTGCTTCAGCAGGAATGGGTCTAATTTTTAATATGTCAAGATACTGTCCGTTTTTTGTTCTAGTAGCATTCCAAGGACTGTTTGTGCTATATTTTGCCATTAAATAAACCCACCCTTGCCAACATATCCACCATTAACAAATTTATCTAAACTAAATGATTCTACAGCACGACGACTGTATATAGGTTGTACTGTTGCTTGAATATTACTTCTTGTAGGAACCCAAGCACCGTTGGGACCATAACCTGGTACCTTAATATAATCTACATCAGCTCCTAATTCAACTGCAAAACTAGTAATAATTACAGGAACATCTTTAAACACATAATCACCATATCCATTTAGTCTAACAATCGGAGGTGGTGCACCAACATTTGATGTACTACCATATGCCATTTTTGTAATACTTCTTAGATAATGTATTGCTGCCAACCAATACTGTCCTTCATAATTGTTCTCAACATAGAAGTCTCCTACTATTGAAAATTGATCCACTCTTGAATTTTGATATGCAAAAAATGGATAATTACTATGCACAGGTTGTATTTGAGAATAATTCGCAGAGTGTGTAATGTAAATTGTAGGAGTATACGGAAATACTAGTCCATCAGTGGTTGCTAGAGGAGCAAGTATACTACTCTTTTCAAAGTTTTTAGGTAAAGATAATTTGACTCGCCAATCCGGATTAGCATCTCCTGAAGTTGCAGATATAAACTCAAATTCTTCGGGTTCTGCATCAGGTAAAAGATCAAACGCTCTTAGAGCTTTACCGAATCCTGTTGACTGTACAAAATCTTCAACACGCTGTTTTGCTCCTGATATTGCGCTGTTAGCTAAACCTTTGATATTTTCAGAGCCAGCAAATGCTTCAACTGCGGCTGCAGGATCAACTGAGCTTCTGCTGTTCGATGCTCGTTGTGCGTTGCCAGCTGGAGAAGGTGGACTGCCCGATCTAACAGGATTGCCGTTACCGTCCCTTACTGGATTACCGTTACTATCAAGTACTGCCATAAAAACTTCCTTTTATTATAAAGTATTTATTGACTTTTTTAACTGCGTAGTTTATAATAAGACTTAACTATTGGAGAAATCATGAGAAAAATTAACTATTTGAACAATAAAGACATATTGTCTGAAATACATAAGTCAAAAAACACATTTTGTAGTTATGTTGCCCCAGAATATGGTCAATATGATATAATTCTACCCAGTGTAGATAAAATAAACATTCGAACTATTGCAGAGGCAAAAAGAAACAAAGCAAAAAGATTAAGTCAGAAAGCATTTGAGCAAGCAAAACTAGAGGGCAAAAAGATAAAACAAGCAGAATGTGAAGTTGACTACAAAACCATTACAAAAGAAGAGTTAATTTTTCGTATTATGACATTTGATCATATTCCAGAAGAACCCGGACGGAAAAAGAATCCAAAGACTGTAGCAGATACAAAAATAAAATTAAATTTTCCGCCGTTTCATCATTATAAATTTAATGAACAAGAAGATCTAGTATGTGTAGGCAAAAGTCACTGGCAGGGCGGCATGGAAAACGGATATTTTAGTTTAGACCATGGTAAGGCAACTAATAAACTTGCAAACATGTGGTTAAAATTATGTGACAGATATGCTACTCGTGGTAATGTTCGTGGTTATACATATAACGATGAAATGAAAGGACAAGCAATCCTGCAACTTGCACAGATTGGACTACAGTTTGACGAATCTAAATCACAAAATCCATTTGCTTACTACACTGCGGCTGTTACAAACTCATTTGTTAGAGTTATTAACATTGAAAAACGCAATCAAAATATTAGAGACGATATCTTAGAAATGAATCACTTAAATCCAAGCTATACAAGACAGAGTCAAGGCGAGTGGGAAAACCAGTTAAAAAGAGAGCAACAGGCCAAAAAAACCTCTTGACTTTAGATTGTTTCTGTATTACAATTACTATATTATAACCGAGGATTGATTATTGTTTAAGAAAGCAGCAGTGTTTACTGACATACACTTAGGATTGAAAGGCAATTCTAAAATTCATAACGAAGATTGCGAAGCGTTTGTAGATTGGTATATCGAACAAGCACAAGCAAACGGTTGTGAAACTGGAATTTTTTGCGGTGATTGGCATCACAACAGAAACAGTCTAAACATTACAACTATGGATACTACTATCCGTTGTTTAGAAAAATTAGGTAAAGCATTTGAAAAGTTCTACTTTTTTGCAGGCAATCACGATTTGTATTACAAAGACAAGCGTGACGTATACAGTGTTGAATTTGGTAAACATATTCCGGGTATCACACTAATTAACAACATATACGAAGAAGATGATGTTGCACTTATACCTTGGCTTGTAGGAGACGAATGGAAGAAGATTGAAAAGTTAAAAGCAAAATACCTGTTTGGGCATTTTGAACTTCCTAGCTTCTACATGAATGCTATGGTACAGATGCCTGATCACGGAGAACTTAAAGCAGAACACTTTAAGAATCAAGAGTATGTGTTCAGTGGACATTTTCATAAACGTCAAAAGCAAGGCAAGGTACACTACATCGGAAATACATTCCCTCATAACTATGCTGATGCATGGGATGACGAGCGAGGTATGATGATCCTTGATCGTGAGAACAATAAAGAGCCCCAATACATTAATTGGGATAACTGCCCTAAGTATCGAACTATTGGATTAAAACAGTTATTAGAAGAAACAGATAATATTATCAAACCCAAGATGTATCTTCGTGTTACGATTGATGTGCCAATTTCGTTTGAAGAGGCAACTTTTATTAAAGAAACATTTGTTAATCAATACAAGTGTAGAGAAATCAGTCTTATTCCTCAAAAACAAATGGAGGAAATTACTACAGATGTTGATATTCAACAATTTGAAAGTGTAGACCAAATAGTAAGTGGCGAGATTGCTGCCATTGATTCAGAACAATTTAACAAAAAAATGTTATTAGACATTTACAACGAGCTATGATATGATACGCATAAAAGATTTAACTGTAAAAAACTTTATGAGTGTGGGTAATCAAACCCAAGCTGTTGACTTTAATAAAGAACAACTAACACTTGTACTTGGAGAGAATCTTGATCAAGGCGGAGATGACGCAGGATCAAGAAATGGTACAGGTAAGACTACTATTATTAACGCTCTGAGTTATGCATTGTACGGTGTTGCTCTTACCAATATTAAAAGAAACAACTTAATTAATAAAACTAATGGCAAGGGCATGTTAGTTACATTGCATTTTGAAAAAGATAATATCGACTACAGAATTGAAAGAGGACGTTCTCCAAATGTTCTTAAGTTTTATGTAAACAATCAGGAACAAGAACTAACAGACGAATCACAAGGCGATAGTCGGAAAACACAAGAGCAAATTATTACACTATTAGGTATGAGTCATGATATGTTTAAGCATGTTGTAGCACTAAACACCTACTCCGAACCGTTCCTTAGTATGCGCACCAACGATCAACGAGCAATTATTGAACAATTACTCGGTATTACTATCCTTAGTGAAAAGGCAGAAAACTTAAAAGAACAAATGAGATTAACTCGTGAAGCAATCACAGAAGAAAATTTAAAAATCGGTGCTGTGCAAACAGCAAATGAAAAAATACAAGGTACTATTGAAAGCCTACGCAATACACAAAGAGCCTGGCAAGGTAAAAAACAACAAGATATAACTAAATTGCAAGAAAGTATCAGTGAATTAGAACATCTTGACATTGATGTTGAACTAGAGTCACACGAAAAGTTACAAAACTGGACTGAGCTTAATAATGCAATCGTGGCTCTTAATAAAGAAAAAAGCACTCTTGAATCAGCACTACTACGAGCTAGTAAGTCTTTAGAAAAAGCTGAAAAAGACATCGCAAATTTAGAAGATGCTACCTGTTATACTTGTGGACAAGCTCTGCATGACGATAAAAAAGCAGAACTTGAAGACCGAAAAGCCAAAGAATTAACAGATGCACAAGCATACTACAAAGAAGTAGCAGACAAACTCAAAGAAGTAGTTGATGGACTTAAAGAAATTGGTGATATCAACGGACGTCCTAACACATTCTATGAAACTGCTAAAGAAGCATACGAACATAGAAACAATGTTGATAATTTAAAACAAGCATTATCAAGCAAACAGGAAGAAACAGATCCTTACGAAAAACAAATTAAAGAACTTGAAAATGAAGCATTACAAGAAATAAATTGGACTGCTGTAAATGACCTTACTGACTTTAAAGAACATCAAGAATTTTTACATAAACTCTTAACAAATAAAGATAGTTTTATTCGTAAAAAGATTATTGAACAAAATCTTGCATATTTGAACAATCGTCTTACATATTATATTGTAAAACTAGGATTACCTCATCAAGTTGTATTCCAAAATGACTTAAATGTAGAAATTACACAGCTAGGACAAGATTTAGATTTTGATAACTTGTCAAGAGGCGAGCGTAACAGACTTATACTTGGCATGAGCTTTGCATTCCGAGACGTTTGGGAAAGTTTATATCAAAATATCAACTTGTTGTTTATTGACGAGTTAATTGACAGTGGTATGGACACTGCTGGTGTTGAAAATAGTTTAAGCATACTTAAGAAAATGGGTAGAGAAAGACACAAAAATGTATTCCTTATATCACACAAGGACGAACTTGTTGGTCGTGTTAATCATTTACTTAAAGTAATTAAAGAAAACGGTTTTACAAGTTATGCAAATGATATAGAGATAGTAGAATAAGCAAAGAACTTTATAAAAAATTATTAAACGATGATAGATGACGACATACATGATCAGCTAACGAAAGCATATATGGAATACTTCAAAGAAAATGAAAAATTTGAAGCTCGAAATTCTATACGAACACATAGATCGGCAAGAAATTGGCTTAGAGAAATTCGTAGATTGGCTAGATTAAGGTCTATAGAAATTAACGATCAGTTTAAAGCCAAGAAAGAGGCAAATAAAAAATAGGCACACATATATAAGTTCATGCAGTGGACTTATCAAGGAAAAACAATTGACACAATACCAGACGAGTATGAAGGATTTGTTTACCTTATCACAAACACTACCACAGGCCAAAAATACATAGGCAAAAAACTAGCAAAGTTCAAAACTACCAAACCACCACTTAAAGGCAAGAAAAATAAACGCAGAGGCACAAAAGAAAGCGATTGGAAAGACTATTGGGGTTCATCTGATAGACTCAACGCCGACGTTGACGCACTAGGCCCAGAAAACTTCACAAGAGAAATCCTATACCTATGTAAAGGTAGAGGCGAAATGTCCTACATAGAGGCTAGAGAACAGTTTGACCGCCGTGTATTAGAGAGAGACGATTATTACAACGGTATTATTAATGTTAGAGTTGGCGGTTCAGACAAATTACGACAGGCATTGCTAGAACATCACATCCAGGCAAAACAATCCAACACATAAGGTTAGCGGGCCAGTTCGAAAATACCGCTGTGGAAAAAGCTCTCGTATAGAAGCACACGCAACACATTGAGCGGCATCCGGTAGTAGGATGTTTGATTGATGTAGACAGAATGTTGGCAGTCGAAAAACACAAACACAGTACATAAAAACTCTTTAGCAATAGGAACGAAGCGAGAGGTAGCTAGAAATAGCGATGTCGACGTAGGTTGGGAAAGGTCAGAGCCCATTGTACTTTGTGTATAAACAATTACCTACTTCCAAGTCTCGGCTGTGGCGAACTCACATGAAGTCAAGATTAGATGGAACCCTTAAACAGGTTCCGTCTGACTGAAACAATCTACATGAAGCTTAAAGTGCTTCGCACTTAATCTTATCATATTATATCAAACATATTAGTGTAGAGCGCAAGCGAAACACAAATGAGCGTTAGCTCATTTCATTACAACAAAGTTAATGTAAATCAGGATCTCTTCCAAAACCTGGTTTAACTGATGATTGTTCTGTTTGAATAATTTCATATTCCGTATGAGGATTTTGTGTTTTTAAAATCTGTAAGGTTTC